TCCTCAACAATTTTCGAATCAATAAAGATTTTTGCCTGAGCACTATCAAGATCAAACTCTTGGTTTTTTCTAAATGGCCCAACTACTTTGCCATCAACTGTGGTTGGTATTTCTATCAATGCGCGTACTTTCATTATTCGTCACCTTCAAGGTTAATGTGTGCGGTATTTATTCCATGCTTAGTTGAGAGTCTTTTTTTAATGTAATTCCCAACAGCCAATACCGCTGCTTTATGTTTAGAGTCCAAAGCCGGGCGCATAAAAGGCCTTGGGGCTGCACCGGGGTGAGAAATAGAACTTGCAAAACCCCCACCAAAAGAAAGTTTGCGCCCGCTCTTTGCTTTAATGATGTGCGGGGCTGTGCCATATTCAACCATGTGGGCATAGAACGTATCAGCGCCCGTTTTTTTGTTCTTTCCACCAGCAACAACACTTGCAGTGACACCAAACCCCTTGGCCTTTGTGGTGACTCTGATGCTGTCCCTAAGTGCGCCAGCGTGCCCTTTATAAATTCTTGAACCCTCGCCAGAGGGCTTGCCAACGGGTGCATTTAACTTTGCTTGATTTCTCACTGCGTTTGCGCCAGCCCTAAGCGCCCCGCGCATTACGTTTTTTTCCATTTTTGCGGGCAAATTGTTAAGCTCTTTTTGAAGCAGATCAAGCCCTTTTACATTTGATAAATTACTCACGTTGACACCTCTTGACATTCAATTTGCATGTACTGCTTTCGAGCGCCGATCTCAGCAGGACCGCCAATAATTTCCATGGTGCGTGCTAGAGGGTGCAAAATAATCACCCTGTCTTTTGAGGTGATATCATCACGCCATCTGATTTTGAGCGTGACTTTTTGAGATGTGGTTTCAATTGCCCCATCGAGAACAGCCTCATCATCACCTGGTGGCTTGTCTTTTTTGTTGGCCCAAGTTTCACCAACCGTTTGCCAATCATCAACAACCGTCCCATAAACTGGCTCTTGAATGCCGTTGTTTCTAATAAATCTAATCTTTGTGTTACGCCTCATTATTAGCCCCGCACTCGATAATGGCCGAGAAGCCGCTCAACCGCCATTGGCATTGGCATTGCTGCAGACCCAAAAGTCACAACCTCCCTGTTATCGTACCAGTGAGAAACCAGCATTTTTATTGCATGAATAATAGGCGTTGGAATAGATGCAACATTTGCATAACCTGCAGTGAAATCAATTTCAACTGCATTTATTACATTATCCAAACAGGGCCAGCTCTCATCATTTGCCGGGGTGATACGAGGTAAGAATGTCTTTATGTCAACCCTATAAAGAGTCGTTGCCAAAACTTTATCTTCGCCCTGCTCATCAATGTATCTGATGGCTGAAACAGCCGACACAGATGGCCGAGGCAAAACAATTTGTGTGAAGTCACCGCCGAAATCATCAAGATATAGTGTGAATCCCGTTGGTAGCAATGGCCTGCGTAAAAATTCTTCAACCCATGTGCGAGCAACTGTAATTATTGCTTCAAGCTCATCAGCGTTTGAAAAGTCTGCATCTTCTCTTAAATAAACAAGCGCATCTGCCAAAGACAATGGCTCAGCAGATGGAGGGGTTATCACCTCAATGCCGTACTGCAGAGTTGAATTTGTTTTCATAATTCAAAAAGGGGCTTGCGCCCCCTTCCTTTTCTATTGGTTGTTGTTAGACAATCTCATCAACTGAATCAAGATCAGCTGCGGGCTCATAGCGAGCATCGAGGCCAAAAACAGCAACCGCCGAGTCACTTGCCGCTGCAGCTGTGATCAAAGATAAGCGCACATGAGTGAAAGTTTCTGTGACCTCACTGGCGCTTAAATTGATCACCGCTTGTTTATCACTGTCAGTGCCTGCCTGAGTCAGCTGGGTAATTGCTTTATTTGGCACATCAATCACACCAGTGCCTGACCCATCTGTTGCTTGCTGAAATTTAGCGTCAACAGTTGAACTTGATGCCATAGTTCCAACCATGATCACGGCCATCAAATTTGCAAAGTCTGCAATTGAAATCCAGCCAGTGTTTTGTGTTCCTGCAGCGCTTGCGTCTGGATCAATAATGCCAACCAGTGGCACTCTGTTCGAGGGTATAATATTCAACATTTTATGTTGCTCCAATTAGATCGAAAGATATTTTATTTAGTAAAGGAAAGGGGGCAATGCCCCCTTGTTGATAAGCCTAAAAATTAGGCTCTCTCTGCAAGCGTAATAAAGTGAGACTTTGTATCAGAGCCCTTTGCTGGGGTTTGAGGGGCTCGCATGAATGGCTGGCCGCCTATTCTAAACGTCCACTTAAAGGCTTCGATATCATGATCAAAATAAAGGTGCATTGAGGATTTAAAATCAACCCCGCCCGCTTTGTTCACTGCGTAATATCCATTGGGGGCAACAAGTTGAATATCGCCCTGAGAACCCACAGTTTCACAATGCTCAGAGAATCTAATAGGCAACCCAAGCAGCGTGCCGCCCGGCGCATTGGTTAAGCCACTAGATGGAGGGGTCCAGATTGGTGTGGTGCCTATCACCATCGTTGCAAGCTGAGGAATTGTGCTGCTATTAATCAACCAGTAAGCACCACTAGCACCGCTCATAATCAGCCTAGAAAACATCTTCAAGACGTTTTCAGTAACAATTGTTGTTGCAGTCTGTCCAGCCTCTTTGGCAACCACAACCAACGCACCTGATTTCATCCAGCCAAGGGGCTTGCCTTTGCCATCACCCTCAATAATTGCCTGGTCAGCCTTAAAACTAATGGCATTTGCTGCACCAACTGTTAGCCGATTAGCAAGCCGAGGGGCATCACTTATAAGCTCATCAGTTGCAAGCACATAGGCGTGCAGCTTGTTAAGTTGAACTGTGCGCCCGTCTGTTTCTAAACGGCTTTTTTGAAGCTGGCCACCTTCACTGCCCCAAAATGCTTGAATCCCTGTTGAGCCCCAAGGTGTGCTTTCATCGGCACTCATTTGCACAGAGTTTGATTCTGTTGGCTCTGGGTTTACTGATGAAAGAATATTCTCAGCCTCATATACCAACGTCCAAATCTCATCACGCATTGCTGGCGGGACCATATACCCATCATTTGAGTTTGTTTCTCTATGGAAGTTTGTTGCCGCGCCCATGATCTGCAAGCGCTGATCTACCTCACCACCTGGCATTGTTGCTGCTTGAACTATCCGCCCAAACTCTGCAGCAGATGAAAAGCCGTTCATTGGGTCTTGCTCGACTCCCATTGTCACAATGGCCGCTGGCTCGCCAAGGCCGGGTGTTACTACTCGACCTTGAGAAGATGTCATTTTTTCAAGCTGCTCAGCTCGTACAATACTCGCCTGCACAGTTTCTTTTTCAGCAACCAGCTTGTCAAATTCAATAACCTGGTCAGCAGTAAACACACCCTCAGTTTCTGCATCTGCTAAATTTGCAATGCCCGTAGCTAAAACAACAATTGCTAGAAGCCGCGCTCTCAGTTCTTTAAGTTTCATTTTGCTTTTTCCTTAATCAAGTTTAAAAAGTTCAAACAATAGGAAGCCTCGGCCATGCGATAGCGCATAGCCTCAAGTTCAATTTGTTTGTTGGTTATATAGTCGCGGCTCTGCGTGACTAAATCTTTAGGCGGGCTCTGGCAGCTTGAGTGCTGCGCCCTGTGATTGCTTTTGGTGTTGTTCTGTATTTTAAAAAGGTTTCATCAAAAGTTGCGACACCATCAGCAAGGCCCAAACTTTGAGCATCTGCCGCTGTAAAGACTCGACCATCACCAACAGCTCTAACAGCTGCCTCTGGCATACCTCGACCAGAGGAAACAGCATTAACAAAATCATCAAAATAATAATTAACTATTTTCTGATACTCTGCTTGCTGTTCCTCTGTGATTTCTGTGCCCTCAGCGCCAGCTGATTTGTGCTCGCCAGTGTCAATTGGGACGGCCTTAATTCCCATATTTTCATAGTAGGCTGAAAAATCATAAAGCATCATCTTTACACCGATCGAGCCTACTAAATCATTTCTACCCATCAACAGCTCATTGGCTTGACTAGCCACCCAATAGGCTGCACTAGCCGCCATGCCATCGACCTGAGCAACAACCTTTGTGTCTGAGTTAGCGATTGCATCGCTTAGCAAATCCAAGCCAGAAACTGAGCCCCCTGGTGAGTCAATGTGTAAAATTATTGTTTCAATATCGGGGTCAGCATCTGCTTGAATTACCGCTGCAACTATTCTGTCAATACAACACATGCCAAAATATTCAGCCATCCAACCACCCCGGCGCATCATAGGCCCCATGATCGGAATTACAGCAATTGAGCCAATCACCCTGATTGGTAAACCTTCGCGCTCAGCTGCATCAGCAGGGCCTGCAGTGAACCCATTTTTCAAGCCTAGATAAGCTGCAATTTTTCTGTGAGCATCGGGAACACAGAGAGGGTTTATTGCCCAATAGTTTTGAGAATCAATCATTTCATGGACCTTTTAAAAAAAATTATTTGGCTTGCTACACGCCAGCTATAGCAGATAAAAGCTGATCTGTTTGAGATGCCGCTCTGCTTTCTTTGTCAAAATATGTGCCATCAGCAATGTGAGAAATTGAATCTTGAACACACCGTTCACAATGAGTTTCAATAATGCTTTCTAATCTTGTTTTATCTGAACTGAAATATTCAGCTGCAACTGCAGCACCAGAGGAAACTGATTCAGCAAGTTGTTTTTTGTGAGTTGGGAAAAAAGAAACAGACCAAGCATCAAGCACCTCTGGCCCTTTATCTTTTTTGCGGGTGTAAGCATTTATTTCTTTGTTGTTCAATCGCTCGTGAGCCTCAAGCAAAATTGATCTTATTGCCGCTGGGGTCACGCCTGAATTAGCCTCTGTACCTGATCCAATCGGGGCCATATTTAATGGCACATAGCGCTTATCACCGCCAGCCACCGGGTTTCTGTCTTCCATTATTAATATGTCATTCTGTGAATAAACGCCAATTCCCCACATCTTTGTATAGAAATCACTTCGAGCCGCGCTATCACCTCGCAAAATTCCATTCATATTAATCTTAGTTATGATGTCTCTTTTATTGTGCAACTTAATATCAGCTTCTTGCTCAATTCTTATTGCCCATGGCTGTATTGAGTCAACAACAAAGTCAATTGATTGCTGCTCAATGTTTGAAAATGTGGCCCCTTCCATATCGCCTATCTTATGTGGCGGCAATCTAAACCAGCGAGCAACATCTGATACTTGAAACTTTCTGGTCTCAATAAACTGTGCATCTTTTTGAGGGATGCCAAGAGGCTCAATTTTGAAACCCTTTTCAAGATAAGCACCCTTGCCAGCTTTGGATGGGCCTTGATGCCTTGCTTCAAAAGATTTAAGCATATTCGCAGCGCCCTCTGGGCTCATCTCAGGTGCGCCCTCAGCCTCTGAAATTACATAGCTTGGGGTTGCTCCATTGCCAAAAAACGCACCTTGAAATTGCTCAGCTGCAATGCCAGTACCAAAGGATTCACGAGCCAAGTTAATGATTGATCTCCCAGTGATACCGTCCTCAGTTGGCCCGCGCAAATGAAACATTCGATCAGCATCAAGAGCCTGGTCCATGCCGCTGGCATTGCTAATGGCATAATATAAAGTAGCGTTTGCGTCTCGCTTGGGGGTTACTCTTGATGGGTGTATTGGCCAAAGTGCCAGAACTTCACCAAGGCCATTCTTTTCAATTTCGGCATAGCCATTCCCCCAAAGAAGCGCCGAGGCAACAAGGTATTCTCTAAAGTTAAAAGAACTCATTTCAGAGTTTGGTTTTCTATGTAAAATATAATCAAGTGTTGATTGGTCTTGCAAAACCCGGAAAGCACCACCAACTTTAAAAACGCGCCAAGGCAACATGGCAACAGTTTCTGATATAACCTTCACAGCTGCCCACACCGGGCCATGTGATAGCGCCTGAGTCTCAGTCAGCGTGACACCGGACAGTGAGCGCCTAAATGAAAAACGGGGCTGTGAGACTCTTGCCGGGTCTATTTTTCTTAAAGAAAATATTTTATCCAGTAGCATTACTGTTCCCAATAAGAGCAAGAATCATCAAAAGACAGCCGCCAACTATAAGAGAAATATCGAGACCAAAGCACATATAAACACCAGCTGTGGCCGCTGTAGTTCCAGCCACAAAGACCAGATCAAAAACAATTTTTCTCATTATATTGTGCCTTCATCGTAAAGTGATTTGCGCCTGACTGGCGCTGTGCCAAGCAATCCAAGCGTCATAATTAGTGTCACAAAATCATCAATCTTATCTGATGATTTCTTTTTGTCCGGGGCCATATTCAAATTTACATCACGCCTTGCAACTAGATTTGAGGCGCACCAGTTTAAAACCAGATCGCCGCCATGAGAGAGATCGCCTTTCATGTATGCAATTTCAAGCGCCTGCATTGCTGGGTGAAAAGACTGAGTGCCTTGAACAAACTCAATCATGGGCAATCCTTGACTGACTAATCGGCCAACAAGGTCTGTTGCATTCCATTTGTCATAGGCAATCGAGGTGATGTTATATTTTTTATAGAGATCAACAATGGCCTTTTCAATCACCTCGTAATCAATAGTGTTGCCCTCAGTCTCAACAATAAGGCCCGTTTCGACCCACGCTTGATAGGGCACAGTTCCCCGCTCAGTTCTGTATGCAATGGCCTCAGATGGACACCACCGAAACCCTATGGTGTAGCAGTGCCCTTCAACGCGCCAAGTTATTCTGAATGATGCAAGGTCAGAGGTGCTTGCCAAATCGAGAGCAGCAACACAGGGAAACTGGGCAAGCCATTCAAGATCAATGGCCCCCGAACACTGGCCAAATTTAGTCAGATCAACCCAGCCGCCAGCAACTGATGAGGGCCTATTCAATCTTTTGATTTTGAATTCGGCCATCTTAGATGGCATTTCTTTTGCTTCGATGTATTCCTTTTTAATCGCCACCATTAGCGAGGGTATAACATCGTGCAAGGGGTTTGCTTTTACCCATGTTGACTGATCTGATTCTTTGTCAGCCTTGATGCCTAGTGATTTGTTTTCCTCATCAAGCGCAAAAAAAACAACAAGAAAGTGATCCGCATTGTTTCCAAAAATGCCAGCAAGCAATTTTTTGGCAAACTGTCTCAGCTCACCCCATGGGCCGGGGTTGGTATAGCCCTCTGTTGTTGTATAAAGCCAGAGAGGGTTTTTTCTCGCGCCCGCTGCTGAGGTTAAAACATTCAGCAAGTCACCCGTTTTGTGAGCGTGTATTTCATCAAGGGCAACATGAGAGGGGTTGAGCCCATCTTGTGTTGATGCCTTTGCATGGATCGGCTTATAGCTTGAACCCGTTTCAACCCTGGTGATTGATTTCGCCCAAACCTCAAGCCCAAAATAATCTCTCAGGGCTGGTGTTTTTTGAACCATGGTCTTTGAGGTGTTAAAAATTATTGATGCCTGACCAAAAGTTGTGCCGGCACTAATGACTTGAGCGCCGGGCTCAGGCTCGCAACATTCGCAATAGAGATTTATTCCAGAGGCCAGTGTTGATTTTGCATTTTTTCTAGCAACAGCAAACAGAGCTGAGGTGTATCGCCGGGGGTAGAACTTGCCATACCCCTCAATTGAATATGGCTGTTTGAGCCTAAACCCAAAAAGCTGAACAAGAAAAAAAACATGAGACTTGTGCAATACAATATTTGGCGTATCCCATGAGCCCTCAGCATGTGGCAACTTCTCTATGAAATCGCAAGGGTCACTTGCGTGCCATGGGTCAAACTTGAAAGCACAGCCTTTTAATTTTGAGCGCTTTATATCATCAAGAAATCTTTGAGCCGCCTGCTGAATTAATAAGCAGTTGCGCTTTCTCGCCTTGTCTTTGATTGCCGCTCTTGCAAAGTCTTTGGCTATTCTTACAAAGTCACGTTTACTTTTTGCCATTGTTGTCGAATGGGTTGCTAGGCTTATTGCTTCCCTTAGCCGGGGAAACTTTACCCCGAGCAACAGGCCCAACACCAAAATCTGAAAGCATATTCCTGAGCGTTGCATAGGCGCTGGTTTGCCCAGGTATGCCAACAGAGTTGAGTTTCAAAATGCTGCCGTGCAAATTACAAAGATGGCCAAGGTAAGTGAGATCAAGGTCGACAAGCATATCGTTGCTTTTTAAAATTGCCGTGATTCTGTCCCACTCTTGAACGGCCTGAGCATTCATCAGCCAATCAGGGGGCTCAGGGATTTCATCTAATGTTGGTAGCTCAAGTTCTGTCACAGCTCGATCTTTGCGGGCAGTGCCAGCAACAGCCTTGAGCCTATTGGGCTTTCTCGGATTAGCCATGATTCAAAAAACCGTTTTTCTCAACTGACCGCGCAAAAATTGTGGGACCAGACGGTCTAGAAGAATCAGCCCCTAGAGATAGAACCCCCCCTACCCTTTGCGTTGCCAAAGCCACCGTCTTCAGTCGCTGTCTTGCGCGAATGACAGCTCTTGCACAGTGATTGCCAGTTCTTTGAATCCCAAAATAGAGGGTCATAGCGGCCAGCAGGAATGATGTGATCAACCTCATTGGGCTCTGTAATCCGGCCCAATGACAAGCAAAGAACACATAAAGGATGCTTGACAAGATAAGCAAGGCGAGCTTTTTGCCAAGCGTATCCATATTTCCCGCGCTCTGTTTTGATTTGAGCTGGCTGATGTCTGTCTGTTTCTGGTGCATTAGTCTTGAACCTTTGGGGCTTTGTGGGCATTTTTAACCCTAGAAAGTTTGGGGTGATAAACAGTTATAAGTTGAGGCACAATATAATCAACAAGAAACCCTCCCAATTTAAGGGCAGTTTCCTCTGACACAAGCCCGTTTTTAGCCAGCCATTCAAGCAATGATACAAGCCTGAACAGCACCGGGCTGACCTTTACGGTCACAGTTATTGAGCTTGATGCCATGCTAAAAATCGCCCAGTGTTGAAGGGCACAAGGGGGGTACTGGATAACCAATGAATATGAGAAGCCACTTGCCAACAAAAAGAACTGGCCTATACATAGGACCGCAAGCCCTGAGCCTGTTCTCATTCATTCCTTTGGTGATATCGCCTAACTGATAGCCATCATCAAGGCGAGCCGACACAGCACAACCTGAGAGCACTGATGATAAAACCAGCGCAATGATGAGCAATCTAATCATAGGGCTTGCCACTTAGGATAAACGCTATCGGCGGTAAAGGTGGCTGTGTATTCGGGTATGACTTGTCCCTCATTAATCAAGGCAAAATCCGGGTGTATTGCAAGGTATTCTGTATACCCTTGATAGTGGCGAGCGGTTGCCTCAAGCACAATCATGTTGTTGAAAAGGCCCACACCAAAACCAGGCTTAACCCCATCAAAGAACACGCTGCTGACCTTAAACCAACCCTTATTTTTAGACATAATAAAGCGCTGCCTCTCTGATTCGATCAATGATGTATTCAATGCTTACCTCATCAGCTGCTGAGAGAATCACATACTCTTGGATTTCTCTTGCAAGCCGATGTCTGAGATCAGAGATCAGTGACTTAATTAATGCGTGATCTTGTGGCGGTATCAAATCCCAATTGATTGAATCAATCAGGGAGTCTGCCAAGGTATTAATTGAGACGGGCTGAGATGAGTCAACCAAGCTGGATGCAATTTCAGTATATTTGATTATCCGTTCAGCTCTCGCCGCCTTATCATCAGCCCGCTCAATAAGTTCAGAGGTTGCCTTGTAAGCCACAACCCCCACGATTAAATTGTTTTCTGACACAAGCACAGAGAGAGCAGAACACGCCGCTAACAATGATGTTAGCAGTAGCGCAATGAGCACCAATGCTGGTTTTTTAATATTTTGAATTCTTTTGGCTCTCATTGTGCAAGCCTCATTCTGTTTGTGAGCTGGCTAAAGCGCTTGTCATACAAGGCAAGAGAGTGATGCTTGAGCATGTGTCTCTTGCTCAGTTCTGATCTCAGTAGCTTTTTTGATGGGTTTAAATAATCTTGACCATCTAAGCCAAAATAGAGCATGTGTTGTGACTCGCTTGGCCCAAAGAATTTACGAGGTATGCGGGCAACAATGTCTGAGCCATTAACAACAGAAACCTGGTGCTCTAAGTGAGACATATCAGGTGCATGGCACTTGACCCACACATTGGGCTTGCCAAAAGTAATCATGCTCACAGCAGGCTTGTGCTTGCTTAGCAAAGCTGCAGATATCTCAGCGCAAGCACCACCCAAGCTGTGGCCAGTAATGAGCAACTTTTTAAATGGGTTGATATCTTTTTTGATTTGCCGCCACAGGCTCCAATGAGCAAGGCCAAACCCGGCATGGCATAGGCCCGCACGATTAGGGAAAGGCAGAGCTGTTGCATTGATGATCCAGTCAAGAGGCTCTTGCGAGCCCTTAAATGCCAAGATATCCCAAGTGGGCAATCGAACGAGAAAAGCCTCAGCAGAGGTGAGGCGCGACTTGTAATGAATTAGGTTTTTGCTAACTATAATTTGATCATAGGCAAGCTGAGAATAAATGCGAGCAATGCCAATCTTGGCAATGGGTAGCTCATCAAGCTCATTCATAATGAAAAATACACGCTTGCATCAAATGAGGGGCATTCTTTTTTAGACACATCTCTGTGGCCTATCACCTCTATATTTGGATACTGTGCCCTAAGATCATCAATGAGCTTTTCTAATGATTTGAATTGCACCCTGGTGAAGTTAAAAACCGCCTTATTATCATCACCAAGGCCACCGACTATGCACACCCCAATTGATTTGGCATTATGGCCAGCAGCATGAGCACCGGGCCTCTTGATATCGCGCCCGCTTTCAATCAATCCATCTCTGCCAACAACAAAATGATAACCAATATCTGACCAGCCATTCTCATCAACATGCACGCGCCGAATATCCTCAGCCCGCCAATTCATGCGAGCATAGGTTGCTGCACAGTGAATGATTGCTGTCTTGATTTCTCTCATAGGTTGCTCTGTGCGCCCTTAATAATCACTTGGTTTTAGTAACTGACTTTATTGCCTTAAAGGCATAATCAGCTATCAAACAACAAACCCAAACTGCACCAGCAACCTGCATCATCTCGGTATAGCTTAGAAGCCCTATGCCATGCGTTGCGAGATAATCGCCAGCCACAGAGTTCAGGGTTGATGTGGGTGTCAATGCTGTGCCTGCACCAGCTGCGCCTGATAACAAAACGGGTTTATTGCTAATCAATTGAACCGTCTCTGCCAGCTGTTGTTGAATCATTTTAAATCCTGTCTACAAAAAAAAGCCCCAACCCATTAAGGGCTGAGGCTATCGCAAGGGAGACTCGCCGCTACTGGCAAGCCTAATGGCTTCGTAAATTCTGAATTTAAACTTTCATTTTAAGGCCCTTTTTTAAAGTTGGCTTTATTTCAGCTATAAAAAAACGCCCGAATCTGAATAGATTGAGCGTTTCAAACGGCGCAAACCGCAATATACAGATAATCCTAGGCTAGATATGCACAATATGCAAGTCTACTTTAATTTATTTGTTTATTTTGAGCAGCCCCCTCAAAGCTCTGTTTGTATGTCTACGCTAACAACCAGTATTTTACCGCTTATCTCGCGTGACATGCTCGTGCCCACACCCACAACAAGCAGCCCAGTTTCATCGGCAAGCCCTGTTAATAGCTGCTTGATGGCTGTCTCAGCTGCCCTCACTTTATCTTGTGCTTCTTTAATTTCCATGATAACTGCCTCCTATTGGCTAGTTGGGTTTTCTATCTTTTTAAATTCGACCACCCAAACCCAAGGATTTTCATTCCAAGAACCAGCACCGTTGATTGATTCCCAAAGCGTCATAAAAGATCGTGATGGAGCCGAACAATGAAGACTCATCTCCCCAACCTTACCAATCCGATAGTTTCTATAAGGGCAGCAACTTGTGGGACCTCCTACAACCTCAATCCCTTCTGCCTTGGCATCTTGTTCGCTAATATCATTCAAACGCTCTACGCGAACATTCGTAATTTCTAGCTGGATTCTTGAGGCCCATCTCGGCATGTGGATAGATGGGGTCCATTTCTCAACAATACAGTGGATACCATCGTTAATGTCTGCTCTATATGCGGTCCTGTAATCAGTCTCGGAGAAAGTTTCCCTAACCCAAATCTGATCACCTATTTTTCCATAGGGGCATGTGAAACTGCCTAACCTTAATCCGTCATAGCGCAGCCAGTCCCATGTTTCACCATAGAAGTTTTGCACTCTTTCCGTGTTGGGGTGAGGGCACGATTTAACTATCCTGCGTGTCTGAGTCTTTCGATCAGCTCGAACAGCATTAACCATTTCTGCATTAAATAAAATTGGACGTTCTTTCACAATCAGTGCCTCCTATTGGCTAACTAGGTTAATCTACGGTATGTATGCCGCTTACCGAGCTTCTAAAATTACTCATTAATAAACCCCACAACTGAATAGCTCCTCGATACTCGGGATTTTCTTTAACACTAGCGTGAAGATTTTTATCTAATCCTTTTTGGAGCGAGTTAATTATTGATAGCGCGTCTCTTTCGTCTATCACGATTGCAATTTGTCTTGTTTCTGATTTCACAATAACTGCCTCCTATTGGCTAACGGTGGTGTCAGCTTGGCAAGCTGCTCGTCAAGGTCGGTAAAATTAGCTTTTTTTAGCTGTGTGTCTGGTTGCTTGGTCACGCTATCGGTAGAGGGGGATTGCAGCTCTACAGTTTTACCATTGCCTTTAATCCGTGCTTTGATTAAGTCTAGCTTGCTGGCAGCTTGTGGTGCGCTATCGGTAGAAGCTAAAGCTGCTAGGCAGTCAGTAAACAGTTTTATTTCAGCATCTTTCGATTCTATTTCCATTTCAGCTTTTCGAGTCTCCTGCATATTCTCTTTAGTTTGAGGATTCCTAGCCATCCATCCATGGTTCATCGCTATTTGCCATTTTCTCGCTTCTATTACAAATCTAATTCGATACTCTAGGTCACTCATTGCAGCTTGTGGGGGGTCTAAATCACAACGGCAATCACCTTCCATGTTTGGTAGCTGCTGGCAGAATTTACATCTTGCATCGCAGCCTGTAGCTTGTGGGGCGCGATTCATGCAGTTGCCGCAAAAATAGTTTCCTCCCTGAGATTTGCAGATTGGGCAAAATTCTATTCCATTGCTGTTATCACTCACCTTGTTTTCATTGCTCACGATAACTGCCTCCTATGGGCTAACTGGCTTATTAATAATTTTCTGTAGTAATTCCGCTATCCAAATCTGTAGCACAATAATGTCCATCATTAATGCGTGGTAAATAACTTCTGGATTTTTCTCTTTTATCAAAAAATAACCAATCACGATTACAGCTAATAGAATCAAGTTTTCTCTTGTCACAATCAATGCCTCCTATAAAATCCAAAAAAAAGGGGCCAACCTTCGGCCCAAATTTCAAGGGGTAATCATTTTTTAAAGCTCTATATGTAAATCGATTTCACAAGATTCAGAACAACCTGAATCTTCATCATCATCAAAAATGCTTCTCTGCCGATTTGTATTAGAGGCAATTTTTGCCAATTCAAACAGCATATCTGTTGAGCGATTTTCCCTAAAGAAAACTCTATTATCTTTGTCA